GCACGATCTATCGCGAGACCTACCGCAAGGGCGCGGTGAAGATGAGCGCCGACCTGCTGCCGATCCTGCAGCACAAGGCTGCAAATGGCGGAAGTTTCCGGGCGACGGCCTGCGAAGTGATCGCGGCCGGCATGGTGTTAGTCGAAGGGAAGGAAGTCAGTTATCAGGATCTGCGCGTGTACATCGAGGTCGACCCATGAAAGAGCAGAAATCCTCAAATCAGCAACTCTCTCAAGCCGCGCTAGACGTGCTTGCAGAGCGGCGGCGGCAGATCGAGGTAGAAGGCTGGACGCCAGAGCACGATGCCGAGCACTGCCATGCGGAACTGGCGACCGCAGCGGCGTGCTACATCTTGGGGGCAACCAGCGGCTTCTCTTCAGAGGAATACGCGGGTGATGTACCGACTGCTTGGCCGTGGGACCCGAAATGGTGGAAGCCGAAGGATTATCGCCGCGATCTAGTGCGCGCGGCAGCGCTACTTATCGCAGAGATTGAACGGAGTGATCGCGATGACCTGTAAGCATAACCGCCAGACTGGATTGTGGGCTTTACGCTGCGATGACTGTGGCCGATTGATAGAACAACTTACTGGGAATAACCAGCGCCCTAATCTCTTGGAGCAGTTGCGAGAGGCCGAGCAGATCATCAGTCGCGCGGCATGGTGCCCTAACACGTCGTGGACTCAGGACATGTGGAATAGTCGCGTGAGCAAGTTCGTTACCAATGTGGGGGGTTTAATTAATTGCACTGACGTGAAGGTTGAACCATGAGCTTAGAACGATGCGAGCACTACTCCTGTCGCTGCGCGCGCGCGAGGGAACTCCTCGCGATCTATGACCGCACCGGACAAGGCCGCTGGCTGGCGGAAGCCGTGGGCGTGCATGAGCAGCAGGTCGAGTGTCGGTTGCCATTACCAGAGAGACAGGTTGATGAGATCCGTGCGTACTTGCGCAAGAAATACGGGATACAGCCATGAGCTTCGAAGATCTCAACGACTACAGCGAGGGGCACGAGAAGCGGATCGTGCGGTGCACGGCGTGCCAGGCGCGCATCATTTTCCTGCTCACGTCGAGCGGCAAGAAGATGCCGGTCGATGCCGACACGGTCGACGAAGAGGATGAAGTCTACGAACAGGGCAAGCATGTCAATCACTGGGGCACCTGCACCGATCCCGACAAGTTCCGCAGGAAGGCGAAGCCATGATGACGCCAGCGCAGAAGTTGGGGCTGCTGCCGGAGGACACCCAGCAGGCAGATGAGATTGAGAAGATGCTCGGCGAGGCGTTCGGCGAGGATATCTACGACAACGCTGGCGAGCTGGTGATGCTGCTCCTGATACTCGTCGCGCAGCTTCGACGGCGTGTCGATGCGCTTGAGGGTTTGATGAGAGAAGACAGACGATTGCCGTAATAACTAACAACCGGAGATGACCAACATGAGCACGAAGACACCCCGCAACAAGAAGACGTGGACGAAGAAGGAAGAGCAGCACCTGCGCGGCGCAGCTCGCCGGCGTGAAGCGATCGCCTCCGTCGCCAGGCGGCTAGGCCGCACCCCGGCCGCAACGCAGCAGAAGGCGATGCGGATCGGGGTGAGCTTCCGGTGGTGAAGAAACTGCCGATCCCCGAACAGGCGCTGAAGTCGCACACCGGCATCCTCGGGATGACCGGTAGCGGTAAGACGACGACCGCGAAGCTCATCGTCGAGCACGTGGTGGCCGAGGGTGCGCGCGTGTGCATCCTCGATCCGCTCAAGTCCGACTGGTGGGGGTTGACGTCGAGCGCTGACGGCAAGCGCGCCGGGCTCCCGTTCCAGATCCTCGGCGGCCCGCATGGGCACGTGCCGCTGCACTCAGGCGCTGGCAAGGCGATCGGCGAGCTCGTGGCGCGCGGCTCGCTTCCGCTCTCGATCATCGACATGGCCGACTTCGAGGCGGGCGGCCTGCAGGCCTTCTTCGTCGACTTCGCCGCCACGCTCATGAAGCGCATGAAGGGCGTGTTGTATCTGGCGATCGAGGAAGCGCACGAGTTCGCGCCCAAGGAGCGGGCCGGCATCGGCAAGGAAAATCTCGCGATCCACTACGCGAAGAAGATCGCCGTCGCTGGGCGCACGAAGGGGATCAGGCTGCTCGTCATGACCCAGCGCACGCAGGCCTTGCACAACGCGATCCTCGGTAGCTGCGAGACGATGGTCGTGCACCGCTTCATCGCGCCGGCGGATCAGCAGCCGGTGCTCGGGTGGCTCAAGGGCAACGTCAAGGACAAGGACAAGCGCGACTCGATCGAGAGCAGTCTCTCGGGGCTCGCGGACGGCGAGGCGTGGGTCGTCTCGGGCGTGGCACGCTTCCTTGAGTGCGTGCAGTTCCCGCGGCCGAAGACCTACGACAATACGAAGACGCCCGACCAGAAGGACGGCGAGCGCCAGGTGCGTACCGCGGCCGTCGACGTCGACAAGCTCCGCGGCATCATCGGGGATGCGGTCGTAGAAGCTGAGGCCAACGACCCCAAGAAACTGCGCGCCGAGCTGGCCGCGCGCGATCGCGATATCGCCGTGCTACAGCGCAAGCTCGCCGACCCGCGCGTCAAACCGGCGGCGGCGGCGAAGGTCGACGTCAAGGCGCTCGAGCGCGCGGCGGATGAGCGCGGCTATCAGCGCGGCTATACGGCTGGTGAGCGCTACCGGCTCGCCGATCGCCTGCGAGACCACAAGGATCTGCGGCAGGCGATTCATCGGGCCGTCGACTCGGCTCTGAATGAGCACGCGCCGCAGCAGTTCGAGCCGAGCCTAATCCCCGATGCTCGATTACAGGTATCGGTCACATCTGGCGCACTCAAGGAAGGAATGGAGATCGTAGGAGCGGGCCTGCCGCGTGGGGCTCGTGTGGTTGTTACCAAAGAATCGGGAGATCTCCCGAAGGGCGAGGCGAAGATCCTCGCGGCGCTCATCCAGTTCCCGAGCGGGCGCACGCGATCGCAGCTCGGGGTCTTGACCGGCTACGCCGCGCGATCGCTTGAGACCTACCTGCCGCGCCTCATGGCGAAGCTCTACGTCGAGAGCGTAGGCGGCCTGCTCAAGGCCACGAATGTCGGGCACGCCGCCATGCCGGACGCCGCGCCGCTACCGCAAGGGGAAGCTCTGCAGGAGCACTGGCGCTCGATCCTGCCCGAAGGCGAGCGGAAGATCCTCGACGTCCTCATCGACGGCCGAGGCGGCACCATGACCCGGGATCAGCTACAGGTGGCCACCGGTTACGCGCCGCGGTCGATCGAGACCTATGTGCCCCGGCTGGCGGCCAAGGGGCTCGTCGTGAGCAGCCGCGGCGAGATCAGGGCGAGCGAGGATCTCTTCTGAGCCGGCCGCGCCGGCCCCCACCGAACCCCTTCGAGGTCGGCGATGCGTCCATGCGCGCTGGCAAGCGCGGTGTGTGGAACGCTGAGGACACCGCCGCCGCAGCCGCGGCGCTCAAGAAACTCATGCAGAAGGCGGCCCCCGCCAAACCACGCAAGAGGCGTCGGCAGAAACCGTAGGGCGGGGCTACCGGGTGCGGCCTGGCGGATCGCCGCGCCTGCGCCTCTACAGGCAGCCTAGTGGCTGATCGGGTGCAGGACGATTCCGCTCACCATGAGCGAGAGCAGCCACAGGAACATGCCCGCGGGGAGCCACGACACTTTGGAAGTCGGGAACATCCCGAACGTCGCAAAGAGCAGGCAGACGAGCGCGAGGACCTGAAGGAGGAAGGGCAGGATGTTCATGGGCCGCAGCATAACGCGGAGCGCCCAGTTACGGTTGTGCGGTAGCCCACCTACGGGCCCGCTCCCCCGGAGGGAACACCCTACCGGGGGGCGGACTGCTTCTGCTGCGTTGTATGAGTCGGAAAGGCTACTCGTCCCTGAACTTCTTGGCTAGAGCGTGGCGGAAGCGCTGCACGATCGTCGTGCTCGCCGGATCGAACTCTTGAACCTCGATCGACGCTGGGGCTGCTGGCGGTTGCGGCGCTGGCGCGGGCGCGGCCGTCGGCTTGGGCGCATCTTTGCGCTGCTGCTGGCGCTCGGCCTGATACGAGAAATAGTCAGCCACGGTGCATCAGACCCAGCATGAGCCCGAAGACGAAGGCGCAGGCCACGAGCACGATCACCATCAGCGCCGCGCGCCTGGCGATCTGCTTGTGCTCAGGGTGGAGCGGGATCGGCTTCATGGCTTCAAGATCGCCCCGCGGTACGGCGTCGGGATGAGCGAGAGCACGGACGGGTCGAGCAGATACCCGTAGGTCGTCGAGTGATGCCACGCCGCCGGGTTGGTGCGTGCGATGTCGCCGCTCGGCGGCAGCGTCACGAGATTCGCGAGCTCGCGGTAGCCGAAGCCGATCGGCACCTTCGGCACGAGATCTTCTTCGTAGGCATATACGCAATAGTCAGTGAGCGCGGCCGAGGCGATCGTCGCGAAGGCCACATCCCCGGGGCGGGGGGATGCGAAGAACCTGCCGCTCGTCGAGATCCCGGTGCTCGGGATCGAGTTGAGATCGAGCTGCAGGTAAGTCGCGATCGGCGCGCCGAGGCTGTGACCGATCACCGTCACCTGGCCGGCTCCGATCTCGGCGAGAAGCCCGGGCAGGAGCGGACGCACGAAGCCCGAGAGCGTGCGGTAGCGCATCGTCTCGTAGATCGACCAGAAGCCGGTCTCGACGCACCCCGCGACCGGATGCGGCGTGAGCGCGAACTCCGCATCCTTCAGCCACTCGAGCACGCTCTGCGTGCCGCGCACCACGATCGCGTAGGTGCTCGCGCCGCACGTGGCGAGGAAGCCGTAGTAAGCCCGCACGCCGATGCCGGTGAGGGCGTCGACGGCGGTCAGATGGCCCTTGAGCGTCCATCCCAGCTCGCCGAGCAGCGGATGCGCGATCGGACACTTCGCGGGATAGGCGGCATCGAACATCTCCTCCGCCGCACACGCGAGCATCGCGAGCCGCGCATCTGCCGCTCGTGTCATTTACTTCGTCGCGGGTGCAGGTGCCGGAGCCGGAGCGGGCGGCGGGTTAGCGAGTCGCGTGAGCTGCACGTTCACCCACGCGGCGAGTGCCTTCAGTTCATCCTGCAGGATGCCAGGCGCCGCGCCGATGGCAGCCGCTGCAATGACGTCGGCCTGCGCCACGACATTGAGAGCCGTCGGGTTGCTCGCGATGTTGTTGACCGCGGTCTGAATCTGCGGGATGAGATCCTTTGAAACATCCGACTTGAGCACCGCGAGCTGTGCGTCGAAGAGATCGGTGAGAAGTGACATGTTGGGACTCCTATTTATCGGCCGGTGGGGGTTTACGGAAAGTCACGGCCGGCATCGGCTTGGTGATGCGGCTCTGCGCCGCCCACGCGACAGCGGCGGCGGAGATGATATCCATCGTCCAGTTAACCGCGTCCGTGATCGTGATGCCGAAGACAGCGAAGTCGATCTTGTAGTGCGACTGCACGCGCGCAATCACCTGCGTCAGCAGGATCGTGAGGAGCGCTCGCAGCACGTTCGACTTCCACCACGGGATTGTCGCCGGCGGCGCGGGGGTCGGAGCGGGATCGGGACTGTTCATCGTGTGTCTCCCTACTTTAAGCAGATGATGATCTCGTGCTGACACCGGAATTCGAGACCGATGGCATTGCGGCCGATGTTGGTGTCCGATGTCCCGGCATTCGAGATGTGCCATTGCGCGACGCCCTTCAGCATCTTGTTGTCGTCGTTCCCGAACTGATAACTGAAGCTCCATAGCCAGTTGGTGTGCGCTCCGTTCATGTAGTCAATCCGCTGCAGGTAATCGGCACCGATGAAAAAGCACAGGCCAAACGCCCAGCACGACCGCACCCCGCCCGACCAGTCCCAATTGAGCTTCGTGTTCGACGTCGGGCTCCATATGCCGCCGCCGAACTGGATCGAGTAGGCCGGGCTCACGGGCTGCAGCAGCATCATCTGCGCCGCGAGCCCTGTGTTGTTGTGGAGGAGCGAGGCGCCTATGCGGAAGTCCTGCTCGGCCGGCTCCATCGCCGGAGCGATACCCGGCAGGCAAAGCAGCAGCAATAAAGCGATATGGATCATGATCATCAGGTGCCCCCTTTTGTGCCCGGAGGATACTCCACTCATGGCTCGACTTGCGGCTCTGGCGCACACGGCGCCGGGTGCTTGCCGTGTCGGCGCGCCCAGTCGCGTTCGTATTCGCACATCAAGCCGTCGTGCCACTTCTTAAGCTCGCCGGTGTTGGCCTTCACCACGGCCATGTCCTTCACGAGTTGATCGACCTTCTTCGATTGATCCTCGAGCGACACGACGTCCTGATGCACGAGCTTGTACTCGGTGCCGAGATCGATCGTGCGCCAGAAGAGACCCGAGGCCGCCGCGCCTAGAAGTCCGAGCACGATCCACGCCACCCTCACCACCCATTTGAGCTGCCCGTCGCTCATGTTCCGCGTCCAGCGCGGCATCTTCGCAAGCGAGGGTGCCAGCGCTTTGAGCTGCGCGGTGACGGCGTTCTCGTCCTTCTCCAAGGGTCACGCTACGACGCCATCCGCATATACGATCGAGAGCGTGTTGCCGGTCGACATCGGCACGAGCGACTGCAGCAGCGCCTCGATCGCATCGACCGAATGCTCCACCGCTGGCTCGACAGTGTTGTCGACAGGGTCGAGCATCGGGAAGTCATCGAGGCCGAAGGCGATGCAGCCTTCGAGCTGGCGAGCCCAGTTCGCCGAGTGCAGCTCGCAATAGGAGCGCGCCGCCCCGCGACCGCCCACGGTGTTGTCTGCGTTCTGCAGATACCACGTCGGCCCGTGCTCGGGTGAGTGATAGGGCATGAGCGTATAGGCGCCAGGCGGGACGCAGGAGATGTCAGCATGATTGTCCTTCCATGGCGGCTCGATCGTGTAGAGCCGCTCCCCGGTGGGCAGATCGCAATAGCCCATGGTCGCAAGCGGCCCCGATGCGGTGCGGATCAGTTTGAGATCGATCACTGCGTGTCCTCCGGAGGCTTCTTGCCATCGCCATCGCGCAGCGCCTTCTTCAGGTGCTCCGCGTGTTGATCGTCTGCGTCGGCCTTCTCACGCAGGCGCTCGCTGAATTTCTTGTTATCAGTCTTTGAGGCACCCAAATGCCCGCGCATCGCGGCCTCCTTGAGGAGCGAGATCGCGCGCTCGACGGCTTCCAGCGGCACACGTATCCATACCCACATTCCCCGTTTCAATGTTGCTTCTCCGGGGACGGCGTCCCTGATTTAGGAGTTTGCGATCACGGCCAGCTTGTACGATTGCCCGGCTGGCACAAGGTAATACTCGATGAGCCCCGACGGGAGTAGCGCCGTAGTGACGGTGGCCGTCGGGTTCGTGCCGAATTTTATCGACACCGAGGCGTCGCAGGTGATGCGCACGAAGACCGTGTTGGGCTGAAACGCAGAGGATTGCGTGGAGCTGCTCGAGATCGCGATCGTCTGCTCGGCGAGCGGCGGTTGCTGTGCGACCGGGTACATCGGTGGCGGTGCGGCCGAGAACTCTGTAACGAAGCAGGTGTTGGCGGCGAGGCACTGCGCGCTCGCGAGCAGCAGACAGATGGATGCCAGGTAGATGCTAACTAGCTTCTTCATTGGATCAGACTCCCCACTTGGTGTTGAGATATGACTCGACGCTGGTGATCTCACCACCGCTCAGTACGCGGTTGTAAATAATGATTTCAGCGATCGAGCCTGCAAAATCGCCCGCCCCGCCGCCATTGTCCCAACCGATCGAGTTCGAGATTACAGTGATACCTACCACGTTCGTGCCGCTGCCGTTGGCGGCCTGTGAGCTGCGGAAAGCGAAGGCGCCCGAGCTGTCGTCGTAGGTAGCGTTGCCTTGGAACCACGTGCTTACGGTCTGCGCGGTTGTGGACGTGCCAATGAGCGCGACGAAGTCCTTGACCAATCCCATCTTGCCGCTCGTCTCTAGGCGGAAGGCGAGCGAACTTGAGGGGCCCGAAAAGAATGTCGGCGAGCCCGAGAACGACGAGGCGTTAGCTACGATGAAGATCGTGAACTTGTGGAACAGGACACCCATGCAACATGTGGAGTTGGCGTTGTCCGGGAACTGGTACCGACCGGCAGAGCTGCCAGGCCACGCGAGGACGTTCAGCGAGTTAAGCTGCGTGCCGCTAACGAGTACCCCCGTAGTGGCTGTAGTCGCTCCGACGGCGGATAGCCCCGTGAGCCATGGCGTGGAGTTCTGCAACAGCGGCAAGCCATAGCCCCCGGTGCCACCGAGCACGAGGTCGGAGCGCATCCAGAACACGAGGTCGGGGATCGTGCCCGGGACCGGTGTGCTGCCACCGCCCGCGGCAGCACAGGTGCCATCACCGCGCAGAAACGTGGTCGAGTTGCAGGTGCCGGACCAGAGCGCAGAGACATCGGAAGCCGCGGCGGTTGTGAATGCCGAGCCGGTGCCCTTCAGCAGTCCGCTCAGACTCGTGCTGACGGCGAGCGTGCCCGAATTCGTGATCGGGCTCCCGCTCACACTGAAGCCGCTAGGCATCGTGAGGGCGACGCTCGTCACGGTGCCGCTGCCACCGCCCGAGGCAGGTTGGCATGATCCATCAGCCCGCAGGAATGTCGTCGAGTTACAGGTGCCCGACCAGAGCGCGATGACATCCGAGCTTGCCGCGGCCGACACCGCGCTCGTGGCGTTGCCTTTCATCACGCCGCTGACGGTGCCCGCCTCGCCCGTGCCGCCATTCGTAGCAGACACCGGAGAAGAGAGGGCAATCGTCCCCGACGTGGTGATCGTTCCTCCGGTGAGCCCGGTGCCTGCGGTAATGCTCGTGACCGTGCCACTGCCGCCAGAAGGCGTCGCGCACACCCCATCGCCACGCAGGAAGCTGCTCGAATTGCACGTGCCGCTCCACAGCGCCGCGACGTCGGAACTCGCCGCAGCGGATGTCTGTGGGCTCGAGGTAGTGCCCTTGAGAATTCCGGTGGCCGGGCCGAAGAGCGGATAGAGCTGCGCGCTTGCGACCGTGGCAACGGTCAGGAGCAGCAGCAGAGCGAGACGGATCGGATGTTTCATTCTTGCACCCATGCATTGACTACGGAATTGAAGCGGAGCGTTAGCGCCATGTACTGAAGTGGAAGCGAGAGTCCGGCCGGCACGATCTGAAGCTGGTGGCCGACTGCGGACCCGGTGAGCGAGGCAAACGTCACGGCGTTGCCCGTCGCATCGATCTTGCGGATCGTGAGCCGCTGCCCGTCACGCTGCGGGACAAAGCCCGTGATGTTGATGGCGCCCGCCGTGGCGTCCACGTCGTAGAGGTAGTCGCTCGCCCCGAGGAGCGCGATGTCGTTGCCGCCGGCGGTGACGCTCTGCCGCAGCGGCTTCGTGCTCATCCAGCCCGTCGAGCCGAGCGGGGAGGCGGTGTCGGGGTTCGTCGCATTCCCCGAGGTCATGTTGATCCAGAACGCTGTCGGATCAGCGAGCTGCTGTAGCACCGCCCCGAGCGCGTAGCCACCCATATCGGCTTCGAGCACCGAACTCCATATGTAGGGCTGGCCTGCGCCGAGCGCCGCGATGTGCGCCGAAAGGATGTAGAGGATTCCGTTCGCGTCCACGCCGAAGGGTGGAATGCCGCTCCCGGTAGGCGGCGGCGGTTGCATGGTGAGCGGAGGGAAGCCGTCGTGGAGCGAGGCCGCGCCATTCACGACGCCAATCTGCGACGCGGTCGGGAAGGGGAAGGTGCGCCCGCCAGGTACCGGGGACGCGGGCGAGGAGTTCGGCGCATTGAGCGCGAAGGCCTCGGCGAGAATCGGGGGGGTCGGTTGGCCGGGCATGGTTAGACTCCGATGGCTCGCCAGTAGATCGTCTGCGGTGTGCCGCCCAAGCCGTTCATGCTGGCGACAGCTCCGGAGAGCGTGTTCGATTGCCACCCCGGCGTGAAGCCGCCGACCGTGGTGGTGAAGACGATATTGAGGACGCGCGAGAGGAAGGGCACGGTGAAGCCGAAGGCAACCGTCGAACCTGATCCGGTATAGGCGAACGATCCGCCCTGCTCGATCGAGCCGTCTGGATTGCCGCGCCACCAACCTGCGGAGGACGTAAGCGCGCCGGTGATGTTGAGGATCTGCGTGCGGAAATTAGCAAGCGTCGACCACCGCGAGAGCCCGTCTAGCGCGTTGCTCTGGACTAGCACAGAGCCGATCGTCGGGTTCTCATTGGCCGCGCTCGAGAGATTCACCCGCACGAAGAAGCCGTTGCCGAGGTTGTCGCGCTCTACGATCGTGTTCGGTGTCGCCGGCACCGCGATCGGGACGGTGAGCGGGGACGTGCTGAGGTAGATGTTCGTGCCGTCGCCATAGACCCCGGTGGGCGAGGAGGGGCCGCCCGCGGGAATCACGACACCCGTGCCGCCAGCGGTCTTCACGGTGACGGTGAAGGCACCCGTGCAGGCGTTCGAGATGAGCCACTGCTGGATCGTCGCCGGCATGTTCACCGTGAGATTCGAGGTCAGTGCGCCCGAGAGGACTATCAGCCCGCGCTTCCACTGCGAGGGTGCGAGCGTGAGAGATCCGCCAGTGAGTCCTGTGATGATCGTCTTGCCATACGAAATCGCGGGCACCCAGTTGGCTGCGGTCGAATCGTTGTCGGGGTTGGTGGTGTTACCGCCAGAGATGTTGAGCCAGAAGCCCGTGCCGTCGAGCATCCAGAGGATCGCGCCCAAGTCGTAACCGCTGATCGCAGTCGCGTACGTGTTGTTGTAGAGATAGAACTGCCCAGCCTGAAGCGCGCACAGCCCCTGCGTAACAGTCTGCAAAATGCCGTTGAAGTCCTGACCGAGCGGCGGCAAACCGCCAGAGACTTCCGGCTGCATCGTGATCGAGGGGAAGCCCTTCGACCAGCTCGCGGCGTTCGCTGGCGTGCCGGGCGGAGCATCCGGTATCGGGAAGTTGACGTTGCCACCGGGTGCCGTGTTGGCAAATGGCTCGGGGATGAAGGTCGGGTTAGGGACGCCCATGTTGGTTTACGCTCCGAAAAATACCCCAAAGTTGAAGGGCTCGACGCCTGGCAAGGCTTCGGCAAAGCCTAAGAAACCACCAGCAGCAACATTGATGTTGACGCCCACGCCCGCCGGATGAGCGAGGACACCTGAGTACGCAAGGATTGCGTATTCGATCGTGGTCAGCGGGAACTCGAACACGTAGGTCATCGTCATCGCGCCGCCGTCCCGGGTGTAGCAACGACCGCGCCCGGGGAAGAGGTTCGTGATCAGCGCATTCAACGCCGGTGCCGTCGTCGCGCAGATGTTGCCTAGCGCCTTGGTGAGAAGGAGCGTCCGGTAGGGGCCGTCGTTGAGCTTGTACGAATTGCCCGAGATCTGGCCGCTAAAGAAGGGGCCGCCAGAGAGCACGTCGTTGAGATTGCCGAAGTTCTCCCAGTCGGGCGGCGTGTCGCTGTTCTCGAAGCCGAAAGCCCCGGACGTCCCGGGAATCGGGATCACGCGCGAGACGCCGAGAATGCGCCCCCAAATATCGAGCCCGAATCCGATCGCCGTGTCGATGTTCCACACGTCGAGGTAGAAGCTCTGCAGGTTCTGCGCCGGGTCGAAGTATTCCGCGAAGTTGGCAACCATCGCGAGGATCGTCTGGGAATTCGCGTACTGGCTGATCACCGTCGCGTCGACATCGAACTCGGGGACGATGAAGGAGATCCCGAGGTCTACGGGAGTGCCCGCGAAGACGATTGTGCCCGGCAGCGGGTTCTGCGTGCCCACGCTCCCGATCGCTATATCAGGATCGAGAATGCCGCTGATCGCGCCCGTCACGAGCTGCGCGCCGGCGATCGTGCTTTCGGCGAGCGCCGCGGTCATACCGATCACGTCGGGCACCACGACTTCGGGCGAGCCGAGCGAAAGCGTGATGGCCACCGGCGTGCCGGGGTCTGCAAGAGTTCCTGCGACGGGGAGCTGAAGCGCCACGAGCCCGGGGGCGACGGTCGCGCTATAAGTGCTGGTGATCGGCCCGAGGGTGAACCCTGCGCTCGTAATCGCCAGCGTGGCCGCAATCTGCGTGAGCCCCACAACATTGGGAACGTTAGTTCCAGCGGGGGCATTGCAGACGCTCCCCTGGCTGCCGAACAGGATGAAGACGTGGTGAACGGGATCGAAAGTGACCCACGTGGCGTAGTCACCGTGAGCGAAGTTGGTGACGTCCTGACTCCATGTCACGCCGTCGGAGGATTCCCACAGATTCCCCGCGCTGTCTCCGATGAAGAAGACACCGTTGCAGGCGCACGACATTAAGGCGCTGCCGCCCGTCACTCCCATCGGAGTAATGGCCGCGCTCGAGAGAAGGTTCGCGAGGACGGTGCTCGTGTACCACGTCGCAGCGCCACCGATGTTAGTTGTCCCCGAGACGAGATAGCCGAGAGCGGGGTCGTGGGCGAACTTAGAACACGAGCCATTTTGAGCGACCGGCACAGTCGAAGGTCCGGCGACCTGCGCCCACACCGGAGTTCCCGACGAGAAGTCCGCTGCGGTGAAGATGTAGCGGTTGCTGAGTCCCGAATCTAACCCGATGCCGACAAACTGCGTGCCGTCCCATAGGACGGCGTTGTCGGCAGGAACAAAATAATGCGCCAGCGAAGCAGCGGCCGCAGTCGAGGTGCCGTTGTTCAGGCTGTAGACGGTCTTGCTGCCGCCGCCGCCATTCCCGGGCATGACGATCGTGTTGGCACCGTCGCCCGCGGCTCCCGGTGTGCCGCACCCGCTTGCGTTTGTGACGGCGTTCCACGTCAGACCGTCGTCGGCAGAGTAGTAGGTCGTGGTGGGCGAGTTGAACGAGCCAGCGAGCCAGTGCCCGTTGTTATAGAGCATCCACCCGGTGCCGTCCCACCCTAAGCTAACAATGCCCGTCCATGTCACGCCACCATCGGTGCTGCGAAAGACATCGCTGTCGCCGAAGGTGTGATCCTGCCGCAGTACGATCGAGGTGCCGTTCGGGCGCGTGGCCGCGCCGATCACACCGAAGAGAGCGGTGTCGACGGTGGCGCGAAATGTGAAGGTGCGGCTCATCCACCTACACCAGATTCACGTTGACCAGACTCAACACCGGCGCCTGATCGATACCGATCTGCGCTGCGGTGCCCGTCGCTGCGCCCGTGATGACTTCGGGCGCGCCCACGGTCGAGAGCGCGTTCTTGTTCATCTGATACGTGCCGATGCCGCCGGGCGAGCCGGTGAGCTGCTGCACGATCTGCGTGTTGGCCGGGATCTGGCTCGAGGCGTCCGACACTTCGGTGCCCGCAGTCAGGGTGCCGGATGTGACGGCGGTGATGGTGAGGACGTCCGTGCCGGTGACGAGCGTGCCGTGGCCCGAGAAGGCGGTGCCGATGTAGATCGAGAGCACCTGCACCGGCACGCTCGGGCCCTCACATGTAGCGACCGGGCCGTAGAAGGAAGCCGCGAGCAGAAGCGATCCGATGCGCACCCGCTGCCCGTTGGCATTCGTCCCGTTGAACTGCGCGAAGCAGGCGTTTTGCACATCGGCGACGATCGTCGATGGCAGAGCGGTCGAGGCGACGATGTTCACGGTGAGCGTGAAGCCGACCGGATTCGCGGCGCAGTCGTTGAATTTGATCGTGTAGGAAGGCTGCGGGAAGGAGTACTTGGTATCCACGACCGTCTCGGACGTGTTGCCATTCATGTCGCAGCCGAGATCCTTCTTCGTCCAGATGGCGTTAGCAATCGCCTGCGGCACGCCGCCGATCACGCCCACATAAACCGAGTGCGGAAGAAGGCTGTAGTTGGTCGAGCCCACAAGGATCGGTGCATTGGTCGTGTTCTCGTACACGAAGGCATCGGTCACGCCTGGCAGGTCGATCACCGCGCCATAGATCGCATCCGCCGAGCCGTGCGCATTCGCCGCCACAGACTGCTCGCGCCGATACTCGAAGGCTGCCGCGCTCTCAATGTTAGAGCCCGGGATACCTGCCCCAGCGTTCGTGATCGACTCCCAGCCGGGCACCGCCTGATAGATGGTCGTGAGCGTGCTCATCGGGCAGGCGATCGGGCCGTTCAGCACATTCGCGAACTCGAGCACGATCGAGCCGCCGACGGGGATCGTGCCGCCCGCTACGCAGTAGTAGAGATTGCCGGCCGTGTCCTGCGCCTGCGGAGCGGTGCGGCTGCCGGCCGGGATCACGGTGCCCGCAAGGCCAACGCAGGTGCACTCGACGACGGTCGGGGTACCCGCGGCGCGATTGAGGAAGTAGATCCGCCCGATGACATCCTGCATGAAGCCGGAGTTGAGATCGGGGTCGACGCCGTTAACCAGCATCGTGAAGAGCGCGTAGGCGTTGGAGATCACCGCGGCGAGCGAGCTCGCGAGCTGGCCCTGCGGGGTGAAGAGGTTGGCGAAGTTGAGATTGCCCCCGAAGGCGGCGTTCAGATCTTCCTGCACCCCGAGCAGTACTTCGGCCTCGGTCGGCACGATGAGGCCTTGCTCGGTCCACTGAATGTTCGGGACGTTGGTGGTCATGCTATTACCGTGAAAGTTGAGCCGCTCTCGGTCGTGATCTGCACCTGACCCTGCACCTGGCGATTGACGAAAGCCGAGATGATCGCTTCAGCGCCTGCGACCCACGGCACACCGAGTGCTGCACGAGCAAGCGCGCTCTGCAGGATATTGAGCGCGGGCGTGCGGCCGAGGAGCTGCAGTTGGTTTTGCGCCGCAGGCTCACCGTTGACGATCTGCCCTAGGTAAGGCACACCGACGGTCGTGTCGTAATAGACTTCGCCGAGGAAGACACGGCAGGCGGATGCCACGTCCTGCACGATCGAGTAGCTCGGCTCCGCCATCGCGATATTTCCCGAAGCATCGGCGACGAGATCCCACGACGCGACATCGAGGAAGAGCGTATTGAAGGGCGCGCTCATGCCGGTGGCCCCGTGTTGCTGCCGCCGCTCTGAACGCCCGAGTGCAGGTGCGTGCCGAGTACCTTGCCGAGCGCATCAGTCACTTCGCCGGCAGGCGAGATGATCGCACCATTGATGTTGGTGTTTCCCGTGGTGGTGATGTTCACCGCCGGCGCCTGCAGATCGATCGCCACCGTGGACACAACCTTGATCGTGCCGTCGGCGGCGAATTGCACGTAGTTCGAGGGCGTGCCATTCAGCACCCCGCCCAAGTAGATCCCGTCCGCGTAGTCAAAGAGCCGTCTTGAGGAAGGGGGGGACGGTGCCTTCGCGGTGATGACGGCCGAGATGTCGCGCGAGCAGAAGAGGCACACCCCGAGATCTCCGACGACCGGGTCGAGGATCACCGCATTGACGCCGCCCTGCAGCCGCACGTAGGGGCGCGTGAAGATCGTCTGATGCGGGATCACATTCCCCGCGCCGTCGATCTGGCCGACGAGCGGCAGCACGTCGACCGTGCCCACTGGGCCGACCGCACCCGGGTTCACCGCAACGACCCGCACTACGGTGATCGTCTGCACCTTGAGGAGTCGCTGCAGGATGAGAAACCGCAGCGCCTGAATCTCCGTCGCGCCGGAGGTGGGCTCCTGAAAGGGCGTGGCGATCTGTGAGGCAGGCGTGCTCATTGCCCCACCGTGCTCGGGAACGGCGCGCACTGCAGGTGCGAGAACCACAAGCCCTGCGGCTTCACGCTGTCGAGGCTGTGCTCGAAGGCGAACGGGTACCAGTTGCCATTCGTGCCAGGTACGTCAGAGTCCTGCACGATGATCGGCGAGGCCATCTCGATCGCGCCGTTCCAGAGGCAGTCGACTTCGATCCCAAAGCGCGCGAGCGATACGTACCCGCGCAGCCCCGAGGAGGGCGAGAGCACGACGGCGATCTTCCCCTGCCGCGGCTGATTCTTCGGGCAGATGATCAGCATCTGCTTGCTGTCGAAGTAGTAGTCGATATTGCCGGCCTCGCACACCTGTCGAAACTGATCCATGAGCGTGCCCGAGAGATAGGGCGTGTTGAGAGATCCCGTGACGCCATTGTTCTCGAAGCTGAAGCCCATCTTCCCGGCGAGTTGTGCGCACAGATCCGCGATCTGCACGCCGCCTGAGAAGCTCGACGGCGCGCTAGATAGGATCTGCTGGCCATAGCCGCTCGCGGCCGAGAGCGTGAGGCGCACGTCGGGGAGATCTCGGTAATCGGGGAACGCGTCCTGAAACTGCCCTTGAAACACCTGTAGGTAATTACCGGTCACGTTGTCGAGCGCTTCGAGCGTCAGGATCGCGCGCGCCACGACGCCGGTCGGGACGACGCCGGAATTCTTCGAGGGAGCCCATAGCACCGTGACCGCATTCATGTCGACCTGGCGCATGCCGAAGATGTCGAGCTTGCAGGTGTTGGTGAAGTTGCCAGCACCGGTGAGCTTCGCCGACATGCGAATACCGACCGGAGATCCCGGCGCAGGCAGGACGAGCGTGTTCGAGTTCGTGCCCGGGAAGTTGCCCTGCGGCAGCACGAGCGATGCGCGCAGCAGCCGGTTGACGAAGCTCGAAGGGGTGGCGCTCATGCGGCGAGCCCCGCGGCGTTGAGATCCGCAACCGAGAAGTACATGAGCTGCCAGCGGCTCCCGAGCCCCGAGGGGAGCGGATCGAGCGTCGGGACGACGTTGCTCGCCTGCGTGTCGATGAAGAGGAAGTCGCCCTCGAATCCTTCGTAGTGCCGCCCGGCGAGCATCCAGCGCGGCGAGGTATTCGGCAGCGCACCGTAGGCGCGCGCCTGGCGGGCGTAGAAGATCGGCACGCCATTCGCCGCGAGATCCATGTAGAGCGCCTCGGCTTCCTGCGCGCCGAGCAGATAGAGGTTGATCGTGACGCTCTGTCCGGAGAGAACGATCGACAGGTTCTGCGAGGGCACCGCAGCCATGGGTACGACCTGCATCAGTTGTACCCCTGCGGAAACTGCGCCTGCGTCGAGAGCGCGAGCTGCCCATCCTGCGCGAGCTGGGAATCAGGGTTCCCGGGCTGCACGTTGCCCACGTTGGATGTCGGCAACGCCGCTTCAGATTGCGCATCTGGCGTCTGCACCGACGTCGTCGAATATTGCGCCTGCACTTCGATGATGCGCTGTCCGTAGAGATCCACTTCGGTGAGCTGAAATGCGCCCTTCGCCCCGCGGCGCACTACTTCGTAGCGCTCGAAGTTGACATCCTGATAGTCGCGCTCTGGCGTCGAGACCAGAAAGAGATCGAGCGAGGCGCACAGATCGTCGAGATCCTGAAGGAAGGTTGCGCGATCGTCGACGGTGCTAGCTTTCTTCAGTCGAAAAATAACCTCGAAGGGTTTCAGCACCTTGTTGTAATCGGAGAAGCTCCCCTTTTGCACAGGAAACTGCGCAATGTCGTACTCCTGCCGGTTGGTGAAATCGAGCACGGAGTCAGGCTCGACCGCGAGCGCTCCCGTGTCATCGAAGATGCCCCACGCCGGCGGCTGCTGTGCGGCCTGCCACAAGGCCGATGAGATCGCCTGCGTCGCGAAGCCGATGATGCCCGGTACCGTTACCTGCGGCGGGACGAAGGGGATGCCCGTGATTTGAATCGGCACGGCCTCACCCCTGTCCCTGATCAGCGTTCGCAACTAGGAGCTTGCGGCCGAGCGCATTCCCGAGATCTGCGCCCGTGCCGCTCATCGTCGACGAGCTCGTGTTGATGTTCACTTCGTCGATATGCACGGCGGTCGCGTTGCTGCTCGTCGACGTCGAGCCACCCGCGGTGGATGCGAGTGGACGCGGTGCGCCCGGCGTTGCTGGGGGACGCGCGAGCAGTCGTGGTGGCGTGCTGCCGATCGCCGCCTTATCCGCGGCCGAGCTGCCGGGGCCGAACCAGTCGAGGAATTTCTCATTCAGCTTGTCGAGCAGGCCGCCGCTTGGCACCTTGGCGATCGCCGCGCCGAGGCCGACGCCGCCGGCGAGCACGAGCCCGAGGCCGCCGATCGCGCTCACGAGCGTGCCCATGACTCCCATCAGCGCCCCTCCTGCTCCGATTGCGAGCGTGAGCGCGCCGATCGCGGCGATCAGCGTGCCGCCAGGGCCGAGCGCATTGGCGAGCGTCTTGATCCCGTCGATAATCCCCGCAGCCCACGGGGGCGGGTTCTTGAAGAAGTTGATCAGCGCATTCAGCGCGTCGACCAGCTTCGGCAGCACTTCATCGGCGAGATGTCGCAGCCCCTTTACCACGTCTTCGGCGACTGGGGTGAGCTTGGAGAGGATCGCGGAGGACTGAGCGGCGGTTGCTTCTTGCAGCCGGGTGATGTCCTGATCGAGCTTGACCTGCCCCTGTATGGTCTTCTCGCTCAGCGCTCGCTGATCGATCTGCGCCTTGCCGAGCGCCGCCTCGAGCCCCTTGCCGCCCTGCGCGACTGCGGACGCAACGCCCCCGGTGAACCCGAAGGAGAGCGCCATCTGATAGCGCTCACCCTTGTCCATGCCGGCGGCTTTCGCCTGTCGTTCGATGGCGCGGGCCGCATCGAGCGCGACGTCCTTGAAGGATCGCGCATGACCGGACGCTGTTAGGTACGCCACGCCGAAGCGTTGCAACATCAGCAGATTCTCGGAGAGCTGTCCCTTGTAGCGGAGGTTGAAGACCGAGTTCTGCAGGTTCTGGATGGAGTCGGCCGCATCGTTCACCTGACCGCCGAACAACTCCGACACCTCGCCGAGCTTCTTGATCTCGGTGCCTGCGACGCCCAAATTACGCGACGTGAAGCCGATCTCCGCGAGCTGCGCGTGCAGATCCTTGAAGTACCCGACGACGTCTTCGAGGCCGCGCACGGCGAGGAACATGCCGGCCAGGCGCTTCGTGAAGGTAGCCAGCTCCTCGGTCGAGCCCTTGACGCCGCGCGCGAATTCCTTCGAGTCGAGCCCGAGCGTGATGACAAGGCTGTCGATGACGCTACCGGCCATTGCGCGCCTTCTCTTCGAGGATGTGGCGGTTGTAGGCGTCGACCATCACGATCTCGACCATGTCGTAGAGATCGCGGACGCCGAGCGTCGTGTCGAGTTCGCCGAGTGTGGCCTTACCGGCCGAGACTACCGCACCGATCGCGGACGGGAGATTCTCGTAGGACGCAAGCCCGTGGGGGTTGCCGACGAAGTAGGTGCCGAAGTCGATGCTTTTCCGGCTGAAAAAAAAGCCGTATGCATCTTGAGCATCTCGACGCGCAGCCGAGTGATCGTCCCGATCTCTTCGATCTGACACTGATCGCCCTGCGCGATTGGCTGCGGCGGATGCCCGGGCGCGTGCAGATACTTGATCGCCTTCCACGTGGCGGCGTCCAGCTCGGGATCTTGCAGGAGCGCAATCAGCGGCGCGATGCCGATGATCTGCTGTGCGGTCAATTGCGCGACGCCCGAAGCTCCCGAATTCTCGTCGATCCCCTCCGGCAGCTCGACACCGCTCTCGATCACGAGCGTGAGCAGGCGCGATGACCAGTGCTCGCCCTCGAGCGCCGACAGCTCCGTGATGATGAACGTCTTCCCGCAGTCGCGGTGCCCGGGCTCGTCGCTCCGGATTCCATCGATCGTGACGGTTGTTGATCGCCGTGCCATTCATGAGGCCGTGGTTGCTTCTTCTGGCGTGTAGCTTACACCCTCAGATCGGAGCAGTGGTCACATCCTCGAAGGTCAGCTCGTACGTTTGCGGGCCGAGAACCTTCTTGCCGGATGCGACTGGCATGTCGCCGGTCAAGCTCCCGTTGATGAAGTTGTGGATCTTCCCGATCGAGGGGATCGTGAGCGTCATCCCGATCTCGAAGGTCTCGTTCACCGCACGCATCGCCTGGCGGATCTGATCGAAGACGTCGTTCGATGGCGAGTTAGCCTGCAACACGACTTTCTGCTTCACGAGATACGGCGTGAAGCCGAAGGAGGCCACGCCGTCGACTCCCATCTGCGCCTCGCTCGGTGAGATGTTCTCGGTGTCGAAGGCGTCGTCGGTTGCGAACTGCTCGATCACCTGCGGGGTCGAAAAGACCTGCGGGCAGGAGAGCGTCAGGGTAGCGTTTGCACTGGTGATTGAACGCGGCACGGTTGCTTACTCCACGTCGACGGACGACAGATTGAGCTGCTGGATTGAGCCACCGTCCGAGTACCAGAAGGTGATGATCGGCGACCCGCGCTCCCCGCGCACGGTCGACCCGGGATCTTCGACCTGCAGGTACCAGCCCTGAGACTGCAGGACGGGGGCGATGTTGAGCCCGGCGGCGGTGTTCACCGCGAGCGCCTGAGTACCGGAGAGCGCGACGCCGGCGACCCACGCACCGAAAGCCCCCATGGCCGCGATATCGGCCGCGAGCGCCTGATGGATGTCGTTGTAGCCGATCTGCGTGTAGGGGATCGCCGGGAGCTGGGTCTCAAGCTCCGCGAGATCGTTCTGGAACTTCGCATTCCAGTAGATCTGATTGACGTAGGAGTCGGCCCAATTCCAGCCCCCCGTGACGCGTCCGCGCTGTAGCCAGTTGAAGGCCGTCGTGCGCGTGGCGAATCCGCCGTAATAGTTGTACCCGTTGCCGAGCTGACTTGGCGTCGCGCCGCCCAGCGTGGCGGCGATCTGCTGGCTCGTGACATCGGGGGCAACGACCGGGCTTGAGCGGAAGGCGTAAGTGGTGCGCCCGCCAGGCTGATTGAAGTTGATCGCGGCGGTGAGGCCGCACACGAAGGCGGCGTTCTGCGGGCCCTGCAGAGCCGACCACATCGGGAAGACGCCCACGAGTGAGGCGACGAGCGCGGCGAAGCAGGCCGCATCGTTCGCGGATGTGCTCGGGTTCGGGTCCGAGTCGTAGGCGACATACATGAAGGCCGCATTCTGCGCGGCGTTCCATGTTGCAAAGGCGACCTTGATCGGGCCACCGACTGCGCCGGCGTCCGGATCGACGAGCGTCATGAAGGTCGCCCAGTCCATCGTCTGCGTCGTCACCTGAGTCATCGTCCCGGCGGGCGTTGCAGCCGCAGCACCCTGCGAGAGCACCGCGCCCTTCGCCGACGTCAGCAGCAGATTGGTCACGAAGGCGTCCGTGGTCGGGAAGGCGATCGTACTGCCCGCGCCCGTGGTGGGCGATGTGATGACGAAGGCCTGCCGGAGCGCATCGTAGGTGCAGCTCGCGGTGCTCGACACATCGACCGCGGCAACGGATGTGCTGCCGCTCGTGCTGACGTTCACCGTGCCCACGCCCGAGATCGCGGTGTAGGTGCCGAAGGAGAGGATCGTCGCGGTGCCTCCGGAGACGCCCGCTCCCGTCACGACGTCGCCGACGTGGAGCTGGCCCGAGACGGTCGAGGCGATCGTGAGCACGCCCAGCGCCTGCGAGCCGGTTCCGGTAAAGGTGCCGCCCGTCACATCGAGCCCCGCCTGAATGAGCGCCGCGGCGTTGGAGAAGCTCGTCGCGCCCGCGAGGTTGATGTTGGCGCTGATGACGGTCTCGCCATTGATGGCGATCGTGATCACGCCCGAGAAGGCCTGCAGTTGGGCGAGCGTCAGCCCTGCGAGCGATGCGCCGCGCAGATACGCCGGAACGGCTGCGGTGTTGTACTGCACGAAGAAGAGCGAGGGCGGGAGCGCGGTGGCTCCGTTGTAGCCGGCGAAGTAGATCGCCGCGAGTGCCGCCTGCACCGAGTTCGGGCCGTACCAGTTGTCGACCGCGGTGTCGGAGGGGAACTGCATGACGGTCCCGATCGGGATCGACGTGTCGCCCGTGTTGTCGACAAAGACCGCGTTCATCGCAAGGTCTGCGGCACCGGCCGCGAGCACGCTCGGGATGACATCGGCAAACATTGCTGCGGGGATTGAAGGCTGCATGAGCGTCACCTAGTAGGGAGCCTGAAGGGGGACGTCCCACATTCGCAGCTTGAGCGTGTTCGCGTACTGCTGCGGGATCGTGGTGGTCGGATCAAACTCGAAGTGCGCCTCGACCATCCAGCGCTCTTCATACTGTTCTTCCGCGTTGGTGAGCGGAATCATTGTCGCATCGTCGGCGTAGAGCGGCGACAGCGTCGGCGCGAGCGCGGTGCATCCGTACTCATCGCGCAGCGTCGCCGAGAGGATGTTGGCCCAGTCTTCCGCACCAATGACTTCCGCCGAGCTCTGCGCGCCATAGCAGTCGATCTGCATCGTAATCTCGATGCTTTCCGTGATCGCCGCCGTCGTGGGTGACGGGTCCGTTTCATCGTAGGTGTGGAGGTTGGTCGCGAGGCGGTGACGCTTCACCGCCTGAATGAGAATGAACCCTTCGCCTGGCATCGAGACCCGGTTGCCGAGTCCCTGCACGGCATTGAGGTCTGACACGCCGAGCACGGTGATGATGAACCCGCTGAGCGCGGCGTAGGCCTGCTGCAGGTTTGGTGAGATCGCGAAGCTCATACCGGCGTGTCCAATTGCTGCACGACGAAGAGCTTCGTCCAGCCGGTTTCGCTCTTCGTGTCGGTCACGATGAGCGTGTCGCCCGTGGCCGACGCGAGCGCGGGATAGTTGAGCGCGTAGGTACCGACGCCGCCAGGGCCAGAGACAATCTGACTGTTCGGCGCGAGCGCGAGGGCCGAGTCTGCGATCACATCACCCACGTGTAGCTGCCCGAAGTCGACGGCCGTCACGACGAGCGCTTGGGTGTTGATGACCAGCGTGCCCGCACCTTGGAAGGTAACGAGCGCGTTCTGCCCGACATCCCAGCGCTCGGCGATCGCCCTGACGAGCCACGTGTAGCTCGGGCCGCCGGCAAAGCTCGGGAAGATCAGGAGA